GTCAGGTCCCAGAACTGCCGCTCCGTGATGCCGAGACCATAGGGAGACGTGGCGAACGCCACCAGATCGAGCCAATGCTGGTCGCGGTCTACTGCGTGATCGTCGGAGCCGCCGGTTCGCGCAGCGCCGTTTCCGCCGGCGGCTGCACTTTTCCCATCGCTTCCACCACCGCTTCACTGGCGGCCTTCGGATCGATCAACTCTGCGAGCTTCTCGCCCGTAAAGCCGTTGCCGATGCAGGCGGCCAACAAGTCGTAGATGAGCGAGAACGCGCACGTGCCGGTCGAGAGCCGATCCTTGACGGTGCGGATGTCGATACCGGCGCGGTCGAGCCGATAGAAAGCTACGTTGCTGAATTTGACCGGGTAGCGAACGCCCTGGACGGTGAGCACCGGGTAACTTACTGCTGTGGGTTCATCCATGCCGCATAGCGTACCACAGAAACAAAAAGGGCACCCGGCCTGTTGCGAAGAACCGAGCGCCCTTTTTGCCCTACCAGCTCAGCGGCAGATCGTTACGCCATATTAATCGGGTTGTCGGTGCCTGTGAACGTAATGTCCATCCCCAACACGCCCGCAATAGGTGCGGTCTTGTTCACCTTCGAGATGTAGGCGAAGAAAGCATCAGTGGTCAGGTCCGGGTGCAGGATGCGCACCGGAACCTTGACGCGGTTGATGAAGATGTACATCAGACCACCCACGAAGGCGCTTGGGTTATTGCTGTGCGACGGGTCAGTCGGGTTCCAGAAAATCTTCACGACGGTCTGGCCGACCTCGATCAGCGTCACGATCTTCTGGCGCCAGGGAATCGTTACCGACGTGTGAGACGTGATGTCCACTTCGGTGGCACCCATCTGCGGCCCAGTGATGTCCGACACGTTGGCGATGCTCTGCCACGCCTCCGGGCTGGCGAGGTTGCCGATCTGAAGTAAAGTCCCTGCTGCTGCTTCTGCTGGAAGGGTGGCCATGGTTACAAGTCCTCTCTATTGAAAATTCGCGCCTCTAAGATTCCAAGGAACAGCGGAGGCTGGGTCTGTGGGTAAAGCGACAGACGCTCGTTTAGCACCATATTCGGGAACTGCGTCGGTGTGGTCGGCGGCGAAGTGAACAACGCCGTAGAAGTCGCGCAGAACGTGTTCAAGAAGGCCGTCAGTGCGTTCAAGACCGCGAGAGCGTCGGTCGCCGAGTCCGCGCCCTTGCACCACGCCGTGAACTGCATCCGCACCGCCGAGAGCGTTATATTCGCACCGTCGTGGGTGTAGTACCGGAGAGTCGAGACCCGCTGATACACCAACGCTCTGAGTGGCGGGTTTCCGCTGGGGTTGGCCGACAGGAACCCGCTGGGCAACTGAACCGGAAAGATACTCGTACCGACCAGCGGAGACAACCCCGCGTCGATCAGCATTTCCTGACGTAACTTCTGCTCCAAAGGAGTGTAGCTCACAACGCACCTGCAACCTCCTGCGCGATGGCGTCGAACACGTCGCCGCGACGCGTATCGAGCGGCGGCCGCATGTACGGCTGGGCGGCCATGCCGGGCCAGTGCGGGCTGTACGGCCCCTCGCCGGCCCCGGCAGACGCCGCCCCTCTTTCGCCCGTGCCGTATTCGACGTAGGCGGCATAGTGCTCGCCTGCGATGATTTCTGCCGTCACCTGGTTGCCTTCCGTGACCGGTTCCTGAGCCTGAATGGAAGCCTGAAGCGCCCCAGTGTCAACCGGGCAAATAGACTTGGCTTCCTCCTCGATGATCTTTGCGCCGATGGCCACACCAGCCACTACTGCGGCCAAGATGGTGCCAGCATCCACGGCTCCGGGTGTAAACGTTGCAGTGGCGCCGATCATACTGCCACCTGTCGGCATTGCAGTCGCGTCTGATTGCCGGTCGCCAACTGGCTCGACTTCTCGACAGCCAGGATTTCATGCTGCACGCCGTCGATGATGGCCCGCAGTTCCGCGCGCCCCTGCATTGGCTCGGGGATCTGCGGGAAGTAGCCGTCAAGCAAGACGTGGAACAGGTTGAAGGCTTCCATGTCGGCCGCGGTGTCGGTTTGGCCGCTCACGATGCGCGCCGCGCTCGCCGGCGCCCTCATGCACGGAACGTTGACCACCCCAGCGATGTTGGCAAAGCCGGTGTTGGTGTAGTCCACCTGACCGAGTGCGTCAACCGTGTTCGTAGCTTGCTGCACCGTGATGAGCGAATCGAACAGGTAGTCCGCCGCTACCACTTTCGTGGGAAGCGCGAGTACCTCTGCGAGCGATGCTTTGACGCTGTACATTACTGGTTCAGCCTCAAGAGCTGCTTCCACACACGCTCGTAGGCGGCATAGTTGTTCGGCACCATCTCGACAATCGCGAACGCGCCCGAATGGTCCTCGATGTCCCTGTACTCTTTGGCGGTCGCGCGCAGCTCCCGCGCCGCGTCGGTGACGTTCAACTCGATATCGAGCACCTTCAACTGCGCCGCGAGCCGCGACTTCATCCCGGCCAGAGCATCGAGCAGAATGGCCGCCACCCGGTAGTAACTGACAGCCGTGAAGTTGCCCCCGGCCGCTTGCCCGTTGCCCGCGTTCGGGGTGATGAAGAACGTCGGGATGATGTTGTAGGCCGCGAGTATCTCCGAGTCCTGGAATACCTGATTGGTCGAATCTGTGTCGCCAATCAGCAACCGCGGATAGTCGATTTGCGGATTCGCGCCGAACTGATAGGTAAAGGCCATTCATGTTACGAAAACGAAGTGATGGTCAGCGTTGCTCCTGTTGGGACGTAGGCGTAAATACTGTTCATCGGGAAGTACTCCGTCACGTCTCCACCATCTAGCTCAAGGTCCAGGACTGGAGAAGCGATTCCGGCCGCTGGATTGGAAATCAGAGCTACGCCTTGCGTGGCCGACACCGAAGAATCTCCAATCCTCACCACCACGGAACCGGCCGACACTACCGCGAGTTTGAGAAATCGCGCGTTGGCCTTTGAGCCAGGCGCAATCTGGACCGTGGCGTTCGCCCCGACCACATCCGCGAAACTGGTGGGCTGCATACAGCCTCCTTAGGTGGCCGCAACGCCGGTGCCGTTGCTGTAGACGGCCATGATCGGGTCAATGGTCACGCCGCCGAACACGTTGCGGATCTTGTAATGGATGGCGTCGGTTTCGAAGTCGCCTTCCATCGGGTTGCCGCTATTGGCGCCACCCATGGTGCCAGGGAAGCCAGTGCCGCCAGGCCCCATGTTGCCCTCACCGATCGCTACCGAGTTCGGGAGCTTCATGAACAACTCCGGCGTGGTGTGGCCGCGGAGCTTGCCGAACACAACCGCGGGTCGGTAGTTCGGATCGGAGAAGAGATACCAGCCGGTTGAACCGTTGGTGGTATCGACAATCGGGAGTTGGTAGTTAACCACCAGCTTGACGCGACCCTTCATCCAGTTCGTCGTGTACAGCCGCTCGGCGTTGTAGTTGGTCGCCGTCGCGCCAGCACCGGCCGCGGTGAGCGTTCCGCCCTGCTCATTAAGCCCGAGCTGCGTGGCGTTCATGATGTTGTTCGCCCAGACTTCGAGAGCCGGAGGAACCATCAGAATCATTGCGTCCAGCGAAATCGGCTGATTGGTCAAGTCGCGCTGGTAGCTGAACACCAGCATGGCCTGTTGGAGCGCCGCAATCGAGAGCGGCGGCATGTGGAAGGTGGTCGGCTGAGGCGGCGTCGCCAGATTCGAGATACCAGAATCCACCACATTGTTATTCGCCTTCTTGAAGAAGTTCGTGTTGTTGGCGATCAGCGAAGTAGCAAAGAACTCTTCCATGCGGCGCATCGCCATACCGAACCGCGCCGGCGTGTCCTTCAACGCGTTCAGATCGTCGTTGATCATTGTTTCCCAGAAGAACGGCATCCGGCGACCAAACTTCATCAGATTGTAGGTGTACGAATTGTCGGACAGCTTGTCTTCGATGTAGGGCCCGCCAATCTCGATGGGGGTCAAGCTCTGGGAATTGGGGTTCGCCTGCCCGGTCGCGCTGGCGTTGGCGGCTTGCAGCGTACCAATGCCGGTGCCCAAGTCCACACGGATGCGGCGCGCGGTCCGGAAATCGTTGATTTGCTCAACGTGGCACCACATTGGGTACGTGTACGGCGTTTCCTTGTAGTTGGCCAGCACGGAACGGTCGATGATGTCGCCAAACAGGTTTGGAAAGTCGCTGATGCCCAGCGCTTCACGGACCTGCCGGTCATTTTTCATCGCGCGCTTGAAGAAATAGCCCGCGAGTTCGTCGCCCGCGAGAGTCTTGCGGAAGAGGCTCATGGCCTCTTTCAGTTGCCGCTGGTACTCGCGCTGCTGTTGCTTTTCGGTGAACTTACGGACGCCAACCTGTCGCGTCCCGCGTTCAAATTCACCGTAGCCGGCCGCGTCGCTTCCTTCCGAAAAGGAGCCGCCCCTCGTGAACGAAGGGTCGAAAAGGTTCATTGCGATTTCTTTGAAGTCAACCATGGTTTCTCCCTTACGGAACATCCTGGAACAGCATCACGGTCACGACGCCGGAAGTGCCTCCGGTGAGCGAGCCCAGCACCACGCGCCCAAACGGGATGCCGCTGGGGTTCTTGTCCAGCGTGAACCCGTAGAACAGACCGCTCGTGGCCTCGTAGGTGCCGGTGTTGATGTTGGCGAAAACGACGTCGCCCGGCTGCACGGCGCTGTTGACCGCCGGCGACTCGCCGGTTTCGGCCAGCACCGTCAGGTCGAACGCGCCACAGTGATCAAAGCTCTGGAAGTTGTCGAAGCTCCCGGTGGGCGACACGGCGCTGTTGTTTGCCACGAGAGCCATGCCGTTCGGGAAGCCGTTGTAGCTGGCGCTGTTTTTCAGTCCACGGAGACAGGCGGGCGCGCCGCTTAGAATCGCTGAGACTGGCGGCGTGCCGGTGATGAGCGCAGCGACATTGAGCTGAATCGGGCTTGAATACTCAAGCCGCTTGTTCGTTGCCATTACGCAGCCCTCCCTTCCATGAAGTTCTTGCGCCGCTGCTTCCGCGCTTCCTTGTCATCGCCGGTTTGCGGAACAACGAAGATGTCGGCCATTTCCTTCATCGTTTCCTCAAACTCTTCGTCTTCCTTGTCGGCCCGCTCCTTGATGACCTTCGGGTCAACCGTCGCCGCGGTGGTGCCCATCCCGACCACGAAGCGGCCGCCGGACAACTCAGCCAGGAAGGCGCCTTCCTTCTTGACCTGAGCCTCGACCACTTTCTTAAACTCTGCTTCGTCTAGCTTGCCGTCCTTCAGCGGGATGCTGGCCAAGCAAACTTCGCTCACCCGCTTCGCGCTGGCGGCCGGAAGGTTTACGCCATCCAAGCATTCCTTGAGCACTCGCGGAGCTTCGGTCACAATCGTGAGCCGCTCCAGGAGCGCTTTATTCTCGGCCTGGATCGGAGCGAGCGCCTTTTGTACGCCCGCCTCGATGAGGCGCTGGACCGTCGCTTCGTCCATGTCGGTTTCTCCTTGTTGGTGTGCGGCCCGCGCCGCCTCGAATAACTGCAAAACCTTGCCGCCCGCGCCTGGCTCAGTAACGTAGTCCACGCTCTGGGCGCGCGTCAGCTTCTCGATGATGGTGCCCTTCTTGCCGTCCGCAGTGCCTTCCTTGGCTTGCCCCATCGCGCGAATGCTCATCCCGATGTGCTTGGCCAGCGAGTCAACGTGCTCGCGGTAGTGCGGCATAACCTGAGCCTTGGCGTACAGGCCAGCGCCGGCTGGCCCGTTCTCTTCGTAGTGGGCGTCTTCGGACAGCACACTGACGACGTCGCGCAAGTCGCCTTCAGGTCTGGCGGACTCTTCCGCGGCGGTCGGATGGTTCCAGTAGTTCTTCAGGCCAGCCTTGAAAATGGTCGGCCCGTCGCGCTTTAGAAGTTCCTTGGAGTAGTGGCCGCTCGAACCCCAGCCAGGAGCGATGAGCTTCAGGTACGCGGTTCCGTCCTGCCCGACAGCGCCTTCCCGCAACGCCACGTACTCACCGTCGATCGGAATCTCGCGTGCCGCGGCCGCTACTTTGTTGTCGGAATCTTTCCAGGCGTCAGGAATAGGAAACCCTTTGCGCTTGGCGATCGACTTGATGTTTTTCTTGATGACGTCGGCACTGTAGTTGGAAGAACCCGCGCGCCCGATGGCTCGTACAGCCGCCATCACGTCGCCTGGTTTCTTGATCGGAAAACTGGTTCCTTTTCCGGCGAAGTCGGCCTTGTCCATCGAAGCACGTTCGTCCTTCGAGATGAACCGCTCGAACAGCCCCAACGCGAATCGCCGGCCGTTCTCCAGCACGTCAGCGACGGACTCCATAGCGGTCATGTGGTCGTCGTCGTCGGGCTTTTCCTGGTAAACCGTCTGCGGCCAAACCTCGACCGCGCTGTCCATGTCGATGTTGCAGGCTGGCTTACCGCTAACCGAGCCCATCGAGTACGGGGCTTTGTACAGGCAGCCGTCGCAGCTATACACCACGTCTCCGGAGTCGTCGTCGCCGAACACGTCGCAGATGTAGCAGTAGCTACCGCCTGTGTTTTGTTCGCGTAAGGTGTCGGAAAGGCGGCGCCGGATGTCATCCGCGCTGAGGGTTGTAGCGGCTTCCTTGAAACGCTTGGTTAGAGCCTCAATGACCAGGTCCACGGCGCAAGTGTTTCATACGCCTAGCCGGATGCCCTACTGTTCTTACGTCGGATTCTGATATGCTCGTGTAATGTTTCACGGACCGCATCAGAGCATTTTGACGCCAATAGCCCGCCGGACGCCGCCGCGACGCAGCCGTTTTCGTGGGCCGCTGGAAGGCTGTCCGATTAAGGAAAAGCACGCCTGGAGCCATTGTACACACTGCCTTAGGATTTACCAGTCGTGGTTCCGTGACGGAATCAGAATGCGAAAACCTGACTATTAACATGAAGCTGTGCGGAAAGTGCGGGCTTCGCCCAAGCCTGCGAGAACGCGGCGGCCCGTGCCAGGAGTGTGAGGCGGCGTACCAGCGGCAGTATAAGAAGCTGGCGGCCAAGAAGCGGGAGCGTGCGGCCTACTTCCGCGGCTTCGAGGAATGCCGCGCGATGGCTATTTCACGATTTGAAGGGGCGCTTTTCCAGGGATGGGAGGCGGCTCAGACGATGCGGAATCTTCGAGCGCCGATGTGAGATCGTCAGAATTACATTCCTGCCCTCTGTCGATATTCGCTGATGTGATGGTGACTTTCGGCCTTACCTTAGCGGGGATATCGGCAGGACAGACAGGGCTTGTCATTTCCCAATACTTAAACTCGGTGACCTCGCCGGTCTTCTGGCTCTGGCGGCACCCGCACGCGAAGAAGATCCACCCTTCGTCGACGCCAAGCCGCCGCGTGCGGTGGTGATGCTCGGCAGGCGCATGGACGGGACAGAACTCCGGTAGCGTGGCGGCTGGGTTGAAGTCAATTATCGTCGGCATGGCGGTAAAAAGTGAGAGGCCGTCGAATCGTGCTCGACGTCCAGTCCGTACTACCTGGATCGATGACGAGGAAGGTCTCTCACAGCTTCATTCTATCACGACAATAGCTGTCCCACTCGGGCACGCGGGTATAGTTTTCGCCCACAAGGATACCTGGCACCATCGACGGGCTGGAGTTGCCGCCGTGGATTTCGGCGATCATGCGCGGCTCGTAGCCGGATTGCTTTTCCGCTGACTGTTCGCTCACGCATCGCACTTCCCGAACCCAACGGTTATCTTCGCCGCCCCGTTCTGCACAGCCCGGCTCGCGCGTGTCGATGAACTTGTGCCGCTCCCAGGCGCGCCGCCAGTACAGCAGCGACGTCCCTAGCGCGTAGCGGCCAGCATCGCGGGACGGGCTGTAGCGGTAGAGATGGGCCTCTGGAGATGGATAACCGAACTGATCTGCCGTTTCGTTCGGCCATAGACTTCCTACGCGAGGCTCGGCGTCCCAACCCGCACAAGTCTCATCACATAACAATGTGTCTACAGGAGCAGACCTGCCGCGCGGCTTTTTAGTTCCTCCACAGACAGAACAACGAATAGCCTTTCCGACTTCATGAGAGCATAACCACATCAGCATATCGTGATACCCGACCGCGTCAGCCTGCGACGCCTGCAACAGATTTACCTGCTCGGCAAGCCGGTACGGATGCGACCAATCGTCGCTGTCCCAGTGCGCGATGATGTCGGTGCCGGCACACAGCTCGTTGGCGGCGTTGCGGAGAGCGCCGATCGAGGAGCCGCGGAATCGCTGGGCGTCGGTATAGATTATGCTCTCCCCTGGAGATTGGCCCTCATCGTAAACTAGCGCCGCTCCCCGCCTGGGAGGAAGGCCATCCACGCCACTATCGAAAATGAGTAGCGCCTTGCGCTCGTAGGTCTGCGAAAGGAAGCACCGCACCGAGCGGTTTGTCATCGCTGGGCGGTCGGCGGTGAGAAGGACACAGGTTACGAGTGGGTCGCTCACGGCTCAATCCTCAACACTGTAGCAGTGCCGCCATCAGGATGAAGCGAAAGTACAAGACTCGGCTCGTCCATCAATTCAGTAATCTCTGCTCCACCATCTTCGTAACGAATCGGCCACACGAAAACGTCAAGGTCTCCGCGTTCAGCCTGAACGCTGTAAAGTTGCTTTAGAAGTTCACTGATCTTCACGCTTCTAATTTTCAGCCCTACATCGCCCGCTGCGCAATAGTAGATTGGTCCTAGTACGTGAGCTTCTGATGCTGGATCAGGCTAGCAACCCATTTTCGCATCCGCTCCCAGCGCGCTTCGGGTGTATGATCCCCCCATTCGTCGTTCATGTAAGCGATCTCTTGAGCAAGCTGCGGAGCGATATCGAAGACCGCTGCGACGGCCTCTGGTTCTTCCGGGTCCAGCGTGTTCATATCAATACCACGCGCCTTTCCGAGCGCACCGAGAGCGCATACCTCGCCGTCTTGTTCCAGTTCTCCCACGATCAAGGATTTGTCCGGCATCGCATCAAGAGCTACCAGCAAGTCAGTAAGTAACTTCTGTCCGCGCTTTCCTTTGATCGCGCTCGCTACTTGGCCGCGCCATCGGATTAAATCCCACTGATCCAAGTCTTCGCTGTATCCAGAACGGCTCATATCTTACCTTCCGCTTTTGATTTTCCGCCCTACATCGCCCGTTGTGCAATAGAACTTTGGTCCTGGTACGTGAGCCTCTGATGCTTCAGCACAACCGGCGCGAACGCCAGCACCAGCGCTTCCGCCCTGTCCGGAGAACTCTGCCCGCGCTTCTTGGCTTCATCCTTCGGCTCAATCTGAATCTGGCCGGTGCTGGTTGGCTTGAACTGCACCCCGATCAACTGACCTTGCGTGTCCAGGTCCAGCACGCCGTAAATGCCGCGCTTCATCCATTCGGCCAACACCCAGTATATTTGAGCTTTCAGATTCAGAAACGCCGGGTCAGTCGGACGATCCGAGAAGTTCGTTCCGTAAACCTCAAACTGCTGGTCGGCCAACCACTTTCCAAAGAAGTAGCCGACTCCGCCTTCGTCCACCATCACCACGATGCGCGCCTTCTGGTAGTCGCGCTTCAGGCGCGTCAGGAACAAGGAACACGGGCCACGCGCGTCTGCGTCGCCCCAGGCGTCCGCCGCGATGACAAGCTGGCCGATGCGCGCGCAGCAAGCCGTCTCGTCGTCGCCAGCGCCGGCCACGTCGATGCCGACCTGGATGATTCCTTCCCACTTCTTAACGTCGATCCAGTGTTGCTCCGTCAGCTCGCGGCTAGCGCGCGTCACCCACTCGGCATCGAAGACAGCAAACTTGGATTGCGATGGAAACTGGCCAAGCACACGCGATTGGTAGCTCGGGTGCGACGGTCCCCACTTGGCGTGCATTTCCTTTACCCAGCGGCGCCGCACGAGATATGGCGATACGACCATATCGAGTTCGGCGTCCGGCATCGTGAGAAGTTGCTCTATGCTGGTGCCTTGCAGGTTCGGCGTGTCGAACGCCGAGATGGTGATGCACTCCACAACCTGCTTACCGCGACCGAAGTCCTCAAAGAACGGGCCGCCTGGGATAACTGGGTTGCCGAGCTTCAGCAGTTTGACATTTCCGCCAGACCGGATTCCTTCGAGCGCATCCCAGACGTCGCCTTGGATGCCTGGCGCTTCGTCGGTGATGATGAGCACGTTGGGCGCATGCGGGCCTTGGGCGTTCACCGACTTGGCGGCTGAAAATCCTTGGATGAAGTTTCCTTCGTCGCGCCGCATCGCGGCGGTCGTCACCATTGGAAAGCGATGCTGCGCCTGTTTCACCGCCAAAGCGATTTCATCGAAGCCCATCTTGACTTGTCGCAACGTCGGTGCCAGCCAATACACGCGGGCGTCCGGGTGCTTGTGATACCACCACAGCGCAATCCCGGCCGCCACGAAGGTCTTACCGCTAGCGTGGCAGGACTTGACGGAAACCAACGGCTTGCGCTCGATGGCGTCGCAGATGGCCTTCTGTTGACTCCAGAGCGAACGTCGCAGGACTAACCGCTGATACTCAGCCGCCGTCAGGTGGGGCATTCTCTTCTAAGAGTTTACGCACTTGCGCATCACTCAGAAGCGGGCCACCGCCTGGTCCGCTGAGTTGTCCATCCCAGCGCTCCCTGTACTTCTCTGGCATTTCAGACTTGAGACGGAATATCAGAAGCACGTCTCGATCGTCCATCGCGCGCTCTGTCGCTCGATCTTCGAGTGCTTCGGCTCCCATCCTGTGAGCGACCTTGTACGCTTCAGCGTAAGCCGCATCTGTCTTGAGCCAGTGGTAATGCAGCGAACGGTCGATGTCAGCCGCCTTCGCTGCACGAGCGCGGTTGGTGTCGATCGCGACACCGAGCAAGAAGGCTCTTTTCTTTGGATGTCGAATTTGTTGAAACGGTTTTTCTGGCACTACTAGAACTAACGTACCATTGCGGCGGCGGAAGCGCGACCGCTAGAATTGACCTGGCTCATGCGCAACGAGTTAAACATCTGTCTGCTTGGCCCGTCAGAGAGAAGCCCTCGCAAGGCATGCGGACTCGGAGCAGTCAACGGGCCTAAGGAAAATAAGTGCCTGACAAACTGAAAGTCGCGGTGCTCGGCTGTGGCGGCATCATCGGCCAGCATATGCTCATCAGCGTGCCGGAAAGCGTCGAGCCGCTGTTCGTCCGCAAGCATCCCTTCCCGCTGTCGCACGCGCTCGACCTGGAAGACTGGGACACCACGAAAGAATGGCTCGACCGTGAACAGCCGCACGTGATCGTGAACCTTGCGGGCGAGAGCAGGCCGGATGTGGTCGAGCGCGACATGGGCGCATACCAAGCGATTAACGCGATGCTGCCGGAGCGTCTCGCCGAGTGGTGTGACGTCAGCGACTCGCATCTTATCCAAGTAAGCTCACAGGCTGTGTTCGATGGTAACAGCGGCCCGTATGAACCGCATCGACTTGCCTCTCATACACACGTTAACTGCTACGGTGTTCAGAAAGCCGCTGCCGAATACGCGATTCGAACAGCTAGCTTTCTAAACTGGACCATCGTGCGTCCGACCTTTGTGCTCGGCATTCGGCCATTTCCCGCGCTCGGCCGCGAGAATCCAGCGGAGTCGATCCTGAGCGGAACCCAGAAGTGGCAAGTTGATAACCGCTGGTTCTCCGTGAGCTTCGCCTGGGACGTCGCGGAGATGCTGTGGAAGATGGCGCAGCTTCGGCCGAAGGGCCGCATCCTCCATTGCGGCAATCCTGAACGGCTCTCGCGGTACGAGCTGGCGCGAAAGCTGAATCCTGATGCGTGGTTTGAAGCAATCACCCATGAAGACTTTGTGGCTGAGTATGGACCTCTTGTCGCCGAGCGCCCGCTCGACACGACGTACAAGGACGCGTTCTTTGAGACGCCACTGGATGAAGGGCTGGAGTTGCTTCGCGATTGCTGGAAACAGCGAGCAACCGACGGCATGAGCTACCGCGCCGCCGAACTGTCGGCTTTCCTTCACTTGCCGGTAAGGACGTGCGTACAGAAATTGGCCGTTGGCTTCGGCCCACTCCATAACGCCGTGACGGAAGATTTCCGCGCCTTCATGGGTGACCCTCTCGACAATGGACGTATAGGCTCACCGCTCGACCTTCTGGATTGGTATCGCAACACCGAAGCGTACCTGTGGGAGTTGACCGCGTACCACTGTGACGCCGGCTTCAACTACGCGGGCACGTGCGAAGGCGTCATCACGCGGCTGAAAGGCGATCGACAACAGAAGATCGACAGTGGCCCGGTTCTCTGCGTTGGCGACATTCCGATAGCGCCAATCATTGAGTTGACTCCCTACCGCGTGCTCTGCCTGGGCGACGGCGTTGGCACGCTGACCATCAAGATGAAGGAAGCGGGCTTTCAAGCGATGTACCACGATTTGATGGATTCGCGCACGGCGGCTTTCGCGCTGGCTCGCTTTGCAATGCGGTTCAAAGACGATACGTTGGCCTGCCTTACCGCTGGCTTTGATCCAGGAGGCCCGCACATCACACCGTTCGATGCCATCGTATCTCTCGACTACCTAGAGCACGTGCCGAACGTCGAAGACTGGGTACGTGCCATCTTCGCCGCGCTCAAGCCAGGCGGCCTGTTTTGCGCCCAGAACGCCTTCGCGATTGGGAGCGGCCCAGAAGGCGACATGCCGATGCACCTTTCCGTTAACGATCACTGGGAGCAGGACTGGGACCCGATGCTTGCGCGCGTCGGGTTCGTGCAGGAAGCGCCGCAATGGTACAGGAAGCCGCTATGAGAATTAACAGAATGATCACATGCGGGATACTAGGCGCGGCTGTCGGAGCTATTGCGGAACACACCCATAGCGCTTGGGTCGCCCCACTTGTGGCAGCCGGATTATGGTTTCTACTTGAAGAGCTCAAACCACTATGAACCACTGGCTCAACAAAACTTTCGAGACGAAGGACCGCGCCGGTCGCCCCAACGGGCGCATCATCCGCGTGTGGGAGGAAGGCGAGGTCGTGCTGGGCTACGGGCCGAAGCAGGTATACATCACCACCTTGCTGCCGGGAGCCACGAAAGGGCCGCATCTGCACCGCAAGCGGGATTCGCTGTTCTGCTGCATCAAGGGACGCGTCTGGATTCGCTTCGCGAACGGAAACGATATCCAATCTGGCGGCGAGATTGGTCCGGTTTCAGTGTACGTGCGTGCTGGAACAGCCTGCAAACTTATCAACCCAGCTCTCAGTGAAAGCGCTTACGTGGTAAACGTGTCCAGCGGCCGCTACGACCCCGCCGACGATGAGGAGGTACCCGACTTTGCTTGACGATATTGCAGAAATGATCGGTATCGGATTGGTGTGTTTTGTGGCCGGCACGGTGATCCTGTGGGTGCTCGATGCACTGATGAGGCCGCGCCGATGAAGCCATTTTGTCATCCGTGGGAATTGATAGACGCGGCTGAGGATGCCAGAAAGCGTGGCGACGTTGCTCTTGCTACAGAGTTAATCAAAATGACTGAGGATTTAAAGCAGAGGAACCGCTACGCCAAAGCGGTTGCTCCCCTTGCTGGACCAACTAACAAGCCGCTTACCATAGGCATGAAATACAGGTACGAATGACTCTCGATATCGGCATCGCGTCCTACAAGAGCGCTGAGAAGCTCCAGCGCACCGTAGACAGCATCGCGGCCAACACGGTGCAGCCTTACCGCCTGATGGTCTGGCATAACCACACCGAAGGCGACGATGACGTGTTGCGGGTGCTCGAGCGCTTGAAGTGCGAGCGCGTCGTTCACGATAACGTCGGCTACGCTGGAGCCGTCAACGGTCTGCTGGCTCGTTCGACCGCTCCGTACTTCCTGTACTGCGACAACGACATCGAGGTGCGGACACGCGGGTGGGACCAGATGTTGATGGAAGTGCTGGAGCAGAACCCAGAGTGCGCACAGGTGTTCCCAGGTGCCGGGCACTACGGGTTCAACAATGGGAAGTATTTCGAGTGCCTGTGGAACGCCGGGTACTGCTGGATGCTGCGAACGTCAACACTAGACGCTTTTCGCCTATACGGACGATGCAATTCTATTTCAGAAGGCAACCCACTTGACATAAGTCTCGGCCACCACGAGGAAGTGGACCTAATGATTCGCCTGCGGCTCGCCGGGTTCACGATTGGGTGCCGCCCTGACGTAAACGTGTTCCACCACGAGACGGCGACGAGTTCGCCGGACAGCGAGAAGCGCATCCGCGCCGGCGTGATTCGCTGGATGAATAAGTGGAATCGGTACTTCTGTGGCGACATCCTGAAGTACCCGGACCCTGACGACCCGGCGAGCGCCTACGACCCGCGTGCGCTGCGCTACACCGATTGGCCACCATGCGCGCTGTACCTGGAGCGGTGGACGCTGGCGCAATTTCCTGACTGGAACAAGTACGACCGCGCATCTACGAACTGGAAAGGTGGTCAAGGATTCCACGAAGTCAAGACCACCGCTGGCGAGATGGACGCCGTCGAGATTCTCAAACCGAAGGGGTGCTACCGTGGCAGAGCTATCTGATCCCGCTCGCGAAGCACAAGAAGTGGTAGACAGACGTGGTTACTTAGTGCTCGCGTCGAAGACGCCATTTGTAGTAGGAGAAATCATTGAAGACGATATCAAGAGAAATGGCCTTCCTTTTGAAACAAAAGTCAAGGTCATCGCTGTCACTGACGCCGATGATTTCAAGGCCCAACAGGACGCCTTCCTTGAACCGTACGGAGACATCAGTAAATACTGCTTCTTTGGAAGAGTTATAGCCGAATGACCACCTACGACCAGATCGTCACGCCCGCCGATTGGCTCTGCGCTTCCTGTGGACAGCCGCGCGGCGCGCACGCCTGCCTGGGTGGGTTCCAGCGCCGCAAGATCCGCTTTGCCGCAATGCTGCGTATCAGGAACGAGGCCCGCTGGATCGCGGAAGTGCTCGAAAGCATCCGGCCCCTGTGCCAGCGCATCTTCATCATGGACGATCACTCGACCGACGACACCGCTACGATTTGCGAGAGCTTCCGGCTGGGCGCAGACCAGCACGAGCAGGTTACGGTGTTGCCGTCACCGTTCGACGGTCTAAACGAATCGCGGGACAAGAATTGGCTGTACGACCAGATCATGCGGGAGTGCGAGCCGGAGTGGATTCTCTGCATTGACGGCGACGAAGTGCTGGAGGCGCGCGGCCCAGAAATCATCCAAGACGCCTGTATTGCTCGTGCCGCTGGCAACTTCTATCATGACCGTATTGATTCCTACAAACTCAAAATCGCCTATCTGTGGAACAGCCGCCACGTCGTGCGGGTAGACCGCATCTACGACGACTTCTGGCGCCCGTCGCTCTTTCGCCCATTCGTGCCTGACCCGGACAAGCCCGACGATATGTTGGTCGCTCAAGAGTTCCGGTTCAAAAGCACGCCCTGGGGTCACGGGGTTAACGGCGTGAATCCGAACTTCCACTGTAGCTCCGTCCCACAGCGGCGCATCCACGGCGCCAAGATGCTGCCGGCGCGGTTGAAGCACTACGGCTATATGTGGCGCGAGGATCGGGTCAAGAAGCTGGATTACTTGACCTCGGTGGACTGGAAGAACGACGCCGAAGATTGGTATCGGCACGTCTGTCAGGGGGACTATGTCGTTTACACTGAGTTGCCGCGCGTCCAGGAAATGCTCAAGAACGGGGTATTGACGCACGCCGATACTGAACGCCTTCGTAACGTATCTGCCAGCGACGTGCTGGTTCACGCCGGGCCGCTCCGGTTGGAGCCGTGGGACGAATCGAAGCCGTGGGAGATGAGCGCTTGGGCAAGGAGTCAATAAGGATGGGTCACGCTTTTAGATCGTGTTGTATCGCAATCGCTTTTGAAGCTCTCACATTGATGAGCTTTCCAATAATGCAGGCTGGCTTTTACGTGATGCTAATGGGTCTCGTTTTCAATCTAGCCTGCGCCTCCGCTGCAATCCTCGAACTGAAAGGAACCCACCGCCTGTGAACCTTAATTTGGGCTGCTCAGATTCCATCCATCCAGACTTCTTGAACGTCGATATCCACGAGCCGCCCAGTGCGGTGCCGTTCGAGAAGACGGATGAATGGCGCGGCAAGTTCGAGCGCGTTGACCTCCGCAAGAAGTTTCCATGGGAGGACTCGGTTATTGATATCGTCCGCGCGCATGACATCCTTGAGCATCTCCCGAGCAAGGTGCGGACTATGAACGAAATTCACCGCGTTCTGAAGCCGGGAGGAAAACTTGAGCTTTTCATTCCTACGACTGACGGCCGCGGAGCATGGCAAGATCCAACGCACGTTAGCTTTTGGACGCCTAACGATCTGTTTTACTTCTGCGATTTCGCAGAATGGAAACGCTTTCACGAGTCCAATGGAACTACAGCGCTGTTTCGCACAGAGGATCCAGCAGCCTCCGTACGCGGACCGGACGGAAAGATGGGCTGGGACAAACCGCCTTACCACACAGAATTTGCGGACAAAGTGTGGAAACTTAAAATCGTGCTGGTGGCTGTAAAATGAGCTTCTCAATCATCATTCCCAGCAAGTCCCGCGAGAACCTGCTCGCTTGCGTGGCCTGCATCCGCGCCGCCAAGGAGCTCTCACGCATCATCATCGTGGACGACTTCCGAGACCGCGACGAAGCGCGGTGGTTGCGCGAGGAAGGGCCGGAGAACGTCCGCGCCGGTGTCGATGGCGGCTGCACCTGGGTGAACGGTATCACGCCGTTTGTGTTCGCGCGCAACATCAACCGCGGCATCGTGGCGGCGGGCGACGACGACGTGCTGCTGCTGAACGACGATGCGTTGCTCAAGACGCACCTTGGCTTTTCGTGGCTCGCCAGCGAGGCGAACAGCAAGCAGGAGTACGGCATCATGGCGGCGGCGGTCGATGGCGCGTGTGGGTGCGTGGAACAGAACGCCCAGCCGGGCACGCGGGTGCGACCAGTGAAGCATCACACTATTGTGTTCATCGCGGTGTACTTGCGGCGTGCTGTGTTGAACGGCTTACTTAACATCAGCGTGCTAATAGATGACGGTCCTTTCGAGCCGGAAGGTGACATTATAACTAAACACTGGCTCGATGAAACTTTCGTCAGCTACGGCTATGACGACGACGATATGTGCGAGCGCGTGCGCCAGCTCGGGCTGAAGCTCGGCGTCTTCGATGGCTGCGTGGTCGATCACGGGACGCTCAAGAGTTCGTACCGGCACGACCAGGCGGCCAGCGTTGCCGACCTTGCGCCGAACCGCCAGCGCTTCGAGGAAAAGTGGGGATTCGCGCCCGGCCAAGGGCCGTCGATGCGGGCGAAAGTTAACCCAGCGGAGCCGATCCGATGGTAAAAATTTACGTCGCTAGTAGTTGGAGAAACGAATTTCAGAACGACGTGGTGAAAGCCTTACGCAAAGACGGCCACGAGGTCTACGATTTCAGAGAGGACGGCGACGGTTGGGGTCGCGGTGATCACGGCCCTGGTGGATTCGGCTGGCACGAAGTTGGCGGTCCAAATTGGAAAAACTGGGTGAATGACATTCCCAGTTACCTCACCGCCCTTGAACATCCACGAGCCGAAGAAGGATTCCGCCGCGACATGGATGCCCTTGAACAATCGGATATTTGCGTAATGGTGCATCCTTGCGGCGTAAGCGCGGCGATGGAGACCGGCTGGGCCTGCGGAGCGAAGAAGGATGTTTACGTCTACGTTCCATGACTACGAGAGCCCGACCTTATGGTTAAAATGGCGGCTCTGGTAACAAATGATCTCGAACTAATTCGCTCCGTGATCTATGCGACGAATGGGTGATTGCCTAAAATGCTAACTTTTCTGCTCGCTCTCTTCCTGTTCTGGCAGCCGCCCTTCGACGCCACGTTTCCGCCGCTCGTGAACGAATTGGCGTTCGCGTGCCAAAACGGTCTGCTGTCGGCCTACTCGATGCAGATCACGTACCGGCCAGACGGCACGTATTCCTGGAGCGTAACACTGTGGCCCCGGAGCGGCGAGAAGTGGCCAGACCAGGTGTGGCCGAATCTCAGTACCGCCAACGTGCCGTGCTACCCGGACGCGTGCGCGGCGGATTGGTTCCTGGGGCAACTGGTCGATCCGGGGCAGCCGTGCGTGTTGAACGTGTATGGAAAGTAAAAACTTCTCTTCTCAAGCTAGCTACGACGACTACCTATTACTATACAAAGCCGTAACTACTCTGTTCCCTAAGCCAACGGAAGACGTGCTCACAGCTCTAACTGCTTTGACAATCCACGCCTGGGACGGACTTAAGAAACCGCATGACGAGCAAGTGTTCGGTGAAGCCATGGCCCTTTGCTATAATGGCATCCCGCACAAGTAGTACACTTGCTCCATGAACCGAGCCCAGCGTTTCCTTGTCTCAACCGTCGCCCGCCTCGTTCCTGACTTCCGCCGTGCCATCGAGGTCAAAGACCGCGAGGCCCGCACCGCCAACACCGTTATCCGCGCCATGGAAGCGCTGCAAGCCGACCAGCGCACCGAGTGGGAGCGCCGCAAAGCGGAGATGCGCGACGCCTACGACCTGATGGGGAGCGGGCCAGAGATGTGCG